AAAGAAAAGATAAAATATGAGGCACAAGGTCTTAATATGTTAAAAGAAAAAGAAGCACAGTTACCAATATAAGGATATAATATGTTTGATTTTTTTGTAGGTATGTTAGTAGGTATGATTGTTATAGATTTACTATGGGCATGGGAGTTTGGACTATTAGAGAAGGTTGCCCAATGGGTCAGTATGAAATGGAAATTATTTAAAGCGAGGAAAATTTAATGACAAGAGCAGAAATAGTAAAAACTTTAATAACGACATTAATGTTATTCGCAACATTATGGTTGTTAGGAATATTTGAGGGGTAGAAGTGAATGGTTTCGAAGTATATAAAATCTATTTGGCAATCAAACTCCACTTCACGAGTAAAAACCAATCTTACGACTTTCATAAACACAACGGTAGAACGACTGCAAGATTGGAAACATTTACTAAAAGAAGGGATAGGTATTTCTTTCATAAGCTTTCTAAATCTTATAATGATAAGTCTATTGTTGATTACTTCCTTAGTAACTTTGTTTCTAATACTAACATATGGGTTGGTGACATCATTGGCAAAACTGGTGACGAAACTTACAAACAATGGTCGAAAAAATTAGAAGCATTACATTATTATTATGAACAAGATATTGATTATATTATAGAGAGAATGTCAACAAAAGATATAAAGTTTAACGATTTATTTTTATCAGTAGATGGTCAACATCCAACTATTGTGAAAATGTTTTTATCAAAGAAAATAAACTTTGAGACATTGATAATACTAGATGACATACTAAAGTTTACAAAAAAACTAAACAAAGATATTACAGAGAAGGTATTGTGGCCTAAACTATTTGATAGAATGAAAAGATATAAACCTTTTTTATCATACAATATTACAAAGTATAAAATATCATTGAGAGATAAAATTAAAGAACATGGATAAAGAAAACTTCATATTAGGATTTCAAATAGATAATGATGAGTTATTAGATGGTCTTGTTGACTATCATAAAAATAATCATGAGTACAAATATAAAAGTGAACAGACTACCCATGATATAGAAACTAAAGCATCAACTGATGTTAATATTCAATTTGTATCTAATAATAAATTTATCAAAGAATACACTAACCACCTTATAGGTGCGTTAAAGGCATATCATCAAAAGTATGAACACTTTAATCCTGAGTTATGTATTCAAGAAGGTTTTAATATACAACATTATGGACCTGGTCAAGGATATAAAAGATGGCACAACGAAAGAGGTGAGTATCAAATAAATCAGAGAGCATTAGTTTTCATGACATATTTAAATGATGTGCCTGATGGTGGGGGAACAGAATTTGCATATTATCCAGAGTTAAAAATAAAAGCAAAAAAAGGTTTAAGTTTATTATGGCCTACTGATTTTACACATACTCATAGAGGTATTATTTCTCAACATGAAAAATATATTATCACAGGTTGGTTTCATCATCTTGGTGTTGCAGAAACTAAAGCAACTATACTAGACAAGATGAAAAGGAGTAAATAATGAGTGATGTAAAAGTACAAGTACACACATTAGGTGAAATAATTGTTAAGTTTGAAATGCCTAAAAAGTTTATTGATGATATTAATAATGTCTTTGATGAAAAAGAATCAACAACGGTAGATTGGTCTACTCAACTTGCAGGTAAAATTAAAAAAGAAAAACTAGTCAATCATTTATTAAGTGATGATATGAAAATTGTTTTTCAATCATGTTTTCAAGAATATATGAAAAGGTGTGGAACAACATTAGTACAAACACATCAGACAGTTTTAGATAACGCTTGGATAAATGATATGTTTGCAGGAGAATACAATCCTGCTCACTTTCATGCAAGTAAAAATAGTTTAGTAGGTCTTTCATCTGTTTTATTTTTAAAAACACCAGACACATATGGTGAAGAAATAATTAATCCTAAAACTCCATCAAATGGACATTTAGAATTTATAGGTGGTGCTCAACACTCATTATCAATATCACAATTTAGAACAAGTCCTAAAGTAGGTGACTTCTTTGTATTTCCGTACACACTAGTGCATACTGTTTATCCATTTAGTGGTACAGACCAAATGAGAAGAACATTATCATATAATTGTGATATAGTACCTAAATCATTGGTAAAAGCAAAGTAATGAATGACGCAGAAGAAATAAGTCAGGAATTGATGGCTGCTGAAATTACAGAAGGTAGATTTATGAAAGCTAAACGCTGTTATGTTACATCAGAGGGTAAAAAGTATCCTGTGATTACACAAAAAGAATTAGATGAATTTGATAAAAGTGCTTGACAAAGGTCAAGTTTTTTGTTATAATAAGGTATATGCAAAGTAATTTTCATATAAATAATAATGTCGATTAATACAGACAAATACAAATACAATCATACATACAAGGAGATAATATGAATACAAGTATTGCGGCCCTAAAAAGGTCAAAGTCAAATCTAGATACCCTAGTCAGCGAACTAAACAAAGTTGCTGAACCTCAAAAACAACAATCAAACTCATATCAAGATGATAGATTCTGGAAACCAGAACTAGATAAATCTGGTAATGGTTATGCTGTATTGAGATTTTTACCAGCAGTTAAAGACGAAGATTTACCATGGGCGAGATTATGGTCTCATGCATTTCAAGGTCCTGGTGGCTGGTTTATTGAGAACAGTTTAACAACACTTAACAAAAAGGATCCAGTTAGTGAATCAAATAGTTTACTATGGAATTCTGGCGTTGAGGCAGACAAAGAGATTGCAAGAAAGAGAAAACGTAAGTTATCTTATATTGCAAATGTTCTAGTTGTTAGTGATTCTAAACATCCTGAAAATGAAGGTCAAGTAAAATTATTTAAATTCGGTAAGAAAATCTTTGATAAGATTACTGAAGCGATGAAACCTGAATTTGAAGATGAGAAACCTATCAACCCATTTGATTTCTGGGAAGGTGCAAACTTTAAACTAAAAATTAGAAAAGTTGATGGTTACTGGAATTACGATAAATCAGAGTTTGATAGCTCATCTACTGTAAAAGAAAATGATGAAGCTATAGAAGAATTGTGGAATAAACAATATCCACTAAAACCATTTCTGGCGGCTGAAAACTTTAAGTCATATGATGAACTAAAAGCAAAACTTGATAAAGTTTTAAGTGGCGTTAGAAATACTGGTACTGCTGAAGATGTTATGGACCCACCTACAACACCAACAGTTAGTTCACCAGTTGTAAATGAAACAGCAGATACTTCTACTTCGGTTGCTAGTGTTGATGAAGATGATGATGGTGATGAAACACTTGATTACTTTTCAAAATTAGCAGAAGAGAATTAATCTCTCCACCTGTTTCTTAGAAAAAGGGATGTTTCGGCATCCCTTTTTTTTAGCGTATTTAGCGTATAAATAAAGGTATGAATTTATTTTTTGAAATATTAGTTGCATTTGGTCTACCTGTAGCATCTGCTACAGTTATGGGTATTTTTATATACATGATTTTGAAGTATATTCTAGAATCTGTTGTAGGACAAGTAAGTAGTATTCATGGTATTATCATGGCACTAGATAACAGAATTAAGACTATGAATAATGACATGATAAAATTAGACTTACTTATATCTCATGCTTTAAAATTAAGACCAGACGAAGATAGAATCTCTAGAGCGGACGGAAAAAAGGACGCTAGGAGAGATTAAATGTCAATAATAGAAATTTTAAACCAATATGGTTTTGCCACTTTGGCAGCAATTGCTATGGGTTGGTTCATATATTTCATATACAAATTTACAACAGAAAATCTTAAAAGAAAATTAAGCGAAGCAAATACAGCATTGATTGGTCTACTTGATAGAATAAGAATGCTTGATAATGACCTTATCAGATTGAGGTCAAAATTGAATACAGTATTAGAAATGCAAGAAAATCAAAGAAAAAATTCAAAGAGAAAAATAAAAAAGAAAACAAAGAGAATATCAAAGACAATTACTTGATATTATAAATATAAGTATGAAAACACTACAAAAGGAGATTGTGGTGTTAGTATCATTTCTTTATGTGTTATTGGTGGGTCCTAACACTCTTACAGCCAGCGAACTAGTACATGAGTTTAGCAATCCATCCTTTAGCGGGAATGGTTATTCTAGTCATGTATTATCTATCGAACAATTACAACATAATAGAGAAAAACAAGCAAAAGATGACGCAAAGTCAGCAGCTGCGGCTGCGACCAGAGCGGAAAATAATACTACAATTAACAAGTTTATAAAAAATGTTGAGAGTAGAATTTATGCTAATTTGTCAAAACAATTAGTTGACAATATGTTTGGCACTTCATGTACAGGTACTTGTCCAACAAGTGGTACTGCTCAAGTAGAAGGTTCTACAATCAATTGGGTAAAAGATGCCTCAACAGAGATTATTACATTAACAATTACAGACCCTACTGGTAATGTGACCACTATGTCAGTACCATTAGGCGACTTTCAGTTTTAGGATTTAAAATGGGAATATATGAAATTATAAAAGTTATGGGACTGTTATGCTTTTTAACAGGTTGTGCCGCAACTGGTCAAATCGCTCAAAAAGGCGATGAACCTTATATAGAAGGAACAACTACAAATGAGAAATTGAGAGAGATACCTGATTTAGATAATCAACCTCAAATAACAATTGCAGTTTATAATTTTACAGACCAAACAGGACAAAGAAAACCTAATCCTAACTTTTCACAGTTATCAACAGCTGTAACTCAAGGTCCTGATGTATGGGTTATTTCTGCTTTAAAATCAGTAGGTGATGGTGATTGGTTTAAAGTTGTTGAAAGAAGAGGTTTAAATAATCTAATTAAAGAAAGACAATTAATTAGGTCAACAAGAGAATTATATGATGGTGAAGCACAAGCAGAAAATCAACTAAAACCACTAGTCTTTGCAGGATTAATTATAGAAGGTGGTATTGTAGGGTATGATAGTAATATTGCAAGTGGTGGTATAGGTGCAAGATATTTTGGTATTGGTCTTAAAGAACAATATCGAACAGACCAAGTAACAGTTTCTTTGCGAGTTGTTGCTGTACAGACAGGTGAGATATTATTATCTGTTTCGGCTTCAAAAACAATTGCAAGTTATAGCTTTGGCGGTGATGTGTTTAGATTCTTAGATATGGGAACAAAGGCACTAGAGTTTGAATCAGGAAATGCTACAAATGAACCAGTCAATTATGCTATAAGAACAACGATAGAACACGCTGTATTGCAAATGGTGTATGAAGGTGTGAATAAAGGTTTATGGAAGATGAAAGGTGTTTCAAAAATAGGAAATACTTTAAATTAATAAAAAAAGGAAAAAGAGTAATATGAAAAGTATAACTTCTAATTTAGTTATGTTTTTGATGATGTTTACATTGCCGTTAATGGCGAATGATATTTATGTAACACAATCTGGCGGTTCATTAACTTTAGATGTGTTACAAGACGGTCAAAATAACACGATAGGTAATAGTACTACAGCTTCAACTGTAACAGGTGCTACATCTAACTTTAACATTGACCAAATTGGTAATTCAAATGTTATAACTTTTGATATTAATGGTGCTAACTATACAGGTACTTTAAGTACAACTGGTAATAGTAACAACATTGATTTCAATTGTGATAGTGCAGGAACAGT